TTTAACAAGATGGCTGAAGCGACTCGAATAATGTTTCAAAGCTACCTTCGCCCGGCAACGGGCGAATTATGACTTCACAATCTGAATAATATTAAAAGCATATGCTTACGCATATGCCTTATTAGTATTATAATCAAGAACAAATAATACGTGTTGAGTGTTAACGAAAACACAGTTGAACGTAGTTCAACTAATAACATATAAATAGTAATATGAAACTGTCTGACTTAATATTCGAATCACAAATTCTTTTAGAAGATAAATTTGAAATACGTAAAAATCCTAATGGAAAAACATGGGGTGTGTACAACACAACTGTGACTCCAAATGTTTTGATTTCAAGTCATAAAACTAAAAATCAAGCAAATATCAAAGCAGATCAGTTGAGAAACCCAACACCCCCTAAACCTCAAAGTGATAGTGGTAGTAAATCGTCTAAAGGTGATAGAAATAAATCTAAAATCAAAACACCTTCTAAAGTATCGTCACCTAGTACAAAATTAATGCCTGGTGTTCATCAAGTAGGTGCAGATAAATGGACAGTTTTCTTACCTGATGGCAAATCTACTGTTGATTTAGAAAACGGCAAGGATGCAGAAAAACTAGATAGATATATGAAATCTCTAGTTGACAAGGGAACTAGTGCAGACGAAATTACAAAACAACTAAGAAGTAATCCTAGCGGATTTTTAGCAGAAGCAGACCTTGATAAACCTGAAAAGGTTGGAAAGGTAAAAAATAGTGCAATTAAACGCAAAATTACCCAAATGTCTGTAGATCGTTTTATGAAAGAAATAGATGCTCGAAGAGCAATTGCTGGATTTCAAAATACTGGAATAGGCAAATGGGTTTCTGGAGTTGGAAAAGGTTTAATAAAATTTGCTTCTTTAAAAATTGTAGGTGTTGCAGGAAACACATTAGCTTTGTTTTTTGGAACTGCTAATGCGTTATCTCAAATTGAAGTAGAAATGATACAAGCACAAGGCAATCCGCAAAAATTAAAAGAATTAGAAGAAGAAGCACGTATTGTACAAGGCCAAGCTGTAATATTGTTTTCTGCATTTGTTATTGCACTACTTAAAGACATAAAAAGTTTGAAAAAACTTACAAACGGTTTTAGAACAGCAATAAAAGCAGCAATTACTGGTTTAGGTATAGCTGCAGGAGCAGTAGGAGGAGCTGTAGGCGGTTCGGCTTTACCAGGTGCAGGTACTGTTGCTGGCGGTGCTGCAGGAGCAGCAGTTGGCGGCCGTGCAGGAAGAATTTTAGGAATTTTAGCCGGCGAGGCAAGTACTTACTTATTCTTTCTAGTTTTAGCACTACCTGCTGTACAAAGATTTGTTGCACAATTACTTCAAGATTGGTGGCTAGGAGATGCCTTTGGTTTCATAGGCGGAGGTTTAGATAAATTACTCGAATTAGCAGATAATGCTTTTGATGGCAGATTTGGCACAGGATTTTTAGCCGACAAATTAACAATAGATGCTATAAAAAACGAAGGACCAACTGGAGAATACTATTCAGACAGCGAATGGGCTAAAAAAGTATTTGGAGCACTGCTTTTTCCTGAAGGAGACGAAACCAAATTTGTTCCCTTTATACCAGAACAAAAACGTGAAGATTTGTTAAATTCAATTATGGCACCAGAACAAAAACAAACATCTCAAGATGCTGCTGACACTGCTATATCTAATAAAATGGACAGTGATAATGCAGCAGCACAACCGCAGCCTGCAACTGTGTAATTACAGCAAAGGCATTTTTGAGTTTTTTGTATTTTCAATATTTTCTTTGATAATATTTGACATAACTTCTTGATCTTCAATATCTGTATCGTAGAGTAATTGTTCAATAGTGACGCCACCTCGCATGTACCACGCAAGTCTATAACACCCTTCTTTTATTTGTTTAATTTCATTTTCCATATCTTTGGCTAACGATAATATTTGGGTGTCGTCTAGTTTCGATAGCCTTATGCGAAAAAATTTGATTGATCCAGTGAAACTTTGATCTTATCTTCATAGCCGCACTTTTCGCATTTAATATCTTCAGTGGGTATTTCCCATTCTGTAATATTTTTTTCTATTTGTGCTTTTATAGCATGAAAAAATTTTACGTCTTGGTTGTTTAAAAAATTAACAATTTCTTGTTTGTCAGTTTCAATTTGTCCGTCAACTTCGATTGATCTTACTTGATCTAAAATACTTAATACTGTAAGTTCGTTTATTTGATCAATAATACTTTGAATTACTTCTTCTTTTTGATCTTCATTTTCAATATTTGGAACTTGAAAATTCAATGCTCTTTGAAATCCGGTTTGTTTTTTCTGTATTTCGTTCCACTGTCTATATGTCAAAGGATGTAATTTTACAGTAAAGTTTTCATACACAACTGTGTCATGATAAGTTTTTATTGAAAAATTATCTAAGTAACGCTGTAGATCTACATCATAAGCATTATCTTCAGAACATTTTTTACAATTATTACTAACTGTCATTGATTGACCATACGAAGCTATTCGTATTGCAATTAAAATACTATCAGTATCAATTGTGCGTATATTCCATGGATCTAAAATAGCAGGAATGCAACTTTTTACATTTCTAACAGTTGCTTCGCCGTTAACCATAGCATCTGGTGTTTTAAATCCAATTTCATCGTTTGCAGTCATACTAAAAACTGCTAATGAAGTTGAAGTTCCATCAGCAACAATACTTTCATCATACCACTTTCCTTGACTTGGTAAGTCAATATAAAGTTTTGGTTGTCTTTGAAACTGTCTTAATGGACTTTGAGAGTTTTCCATGTGTTTTTCCTATAAGGTAAATACTATAGTATATTTATTGTATCATAATCTAGGAGTATTTGGATTTGGCTGAACAAAATGCAGCAGGTTTATTTGGAGACGGTTTAGATTTCCTCAAAAAACAGCTCTCAGGAACTGCTAATACTGCTATTGGTTTAGGTGGTGCGCTTCTTACTGGGCAACAACAACTAAGTGCATACTCCGGTGCTTTAGAAAAAAATACCAAAGCCTTTGGCGCAATGGGCGGTGCAGTTGGTAAAGTTGTTGATGGTTTAACACGATTTGCTGAAGACAGTCTTGCTGAATACCAAGCACTTACAACAGTTGGTGCTACATTTAACAAAGAAATTAAAGATGTTAAAGTTGCAGCAGCAGAATTAGGAATGTCTGTAGAAGATATGACTAATTTTATACAAAACAATGCTACTGCACTAAGAGCTTTTGGCGGAACTACTGATCAAGCAATAGCACGTTTTAAAGCACTGAATACTACTGTTCTTGACACACAAGAATTAGGTATGGAACTGCGTAGATTAGGTTTTACAACAAAAGATATTTCAGAAGGTCTTGCACTGTTTGGAGAACTTACTGAAAGTAATGCTAGAAACGAAACTATGACTCTGCGTCAGCAAGCTGAGTCTGCTAAAGATTTAATGCAAGAACTAGACGGTCTTGCAAAACTCACAGGCAAAAACAGAAAAGAACTTGCTGACGAAATGAGAGCACGTAGACGACAAGGTGACGTAAATGCATTCTTAATGGGTAAGAGTGCGGAAGAACAACAAGCATTTATGACCCAATTAACAACAATGCAAGAAACAATGGGTCAAGATGCTGCTGATGCTTTTGTTGACATTGCTCTTAGAGGAGCTCCTACAACCGAAGCAACCAGGAATGCTATGCTTGCTATGGGCGACGGTGCTGATGTATTGTATACTGCTGCACAACAATTCAACAGCGGAGAAGTTGAAGCATTTACGCAATCAATGATAGATGCTAGAGGTGCAGCATTAGATTATCAAGATACCGAAGAGTTTAGAAATACAGCTATATTAGGTGGAGTAACTGGCGTTTCAAAAGGTTTTGCAGACGCAAGTAAAGCTGCATTTGATTTTAAGAAAGGTATTGACGCAGAGAAAGAAGGACCTGGTGGCGCTGCTGCTGCCGAAGCAGAAATTAGAAAGTCAATTCTTCAAGAACAAGAAAGACAGATGAAACAAACAACTGGTATTTTCGATAAAACTATGGAAATACAAGAGAATTTAAGACAAGTAACCAGTGCAGTTATGTCTGAGTCTATTCAACAGATTGAAGATGTAGCGATAGCAGGATTGGAAAAATTCCAAAGTGCTTTACCTAGTAAAGAAGAAATAATTTCTGGTATAAACAAAGGTATAAACAGTTTATTTGATGTTGCTCAAATGGAAGACCATAGAAATAACACAAATGGTTTCCGCACAGATTTACTTAGTAAAACAGATGAACAAACTGAAACGATTAAAGCTACTGGTGCAAAAGTTATAAATTCAAATGTTGAAGGAGCAGAAACAACAAAAGAAGCAACTGAAACAACAGCAAAACAAACCCAAGAAAAAGTTTTAACTGCTCAACAACAATTAGAAAAAGCACAAGCAGATATTGCAAAATTAACCAGTGAAGGATTCACTGCAATGGATCCTCCAATGCGAGCAGCACAGGAAGCAGCAGAAAGAGCTGCAAAAGGTGTAGAAGCATTAGCAAAAGCACAAGAATTTACAAACAAAAAACTTGCATCATATAAAGCTGATCCTTTGAATTTTAGAGGCGGATTTGCCGAAGGCGGTAATATTCCAAAAGGTGGATATGGACTAGTTGGAGAAGCTGGTCCTGAATTTGTTTCTGGTCCAGCAAATGTAATGAGTGCAAGAACAAGTATGGGTGTTATGCAAACATTAATGAAAAGCATTAGAGGCTTAGATATGAATGTTCAAGAAGTTCAATCTGCAATGCAAAATAGCATAAGTACTAATAATGAACCTAGCTTGGGTGCTATAGAAAGTAATAAAAAATTAGATACTATGATTAGTCTTTTAGGACAACTAATACAAGTTGAGAATATGGCTGTAGGGACACAAAGTAGACAGTTGAAGGCAACAAAAGGATTAACTGGTAATATGTTGAGAGGTGTATAAATGAGTTGGAAGAAATACTTTACTCCAGTTCCAACTGCGGACAATAGAAATGGTAGTTATTCGCCATTTAGCTTAAAAGGCAACAACGGCGTAGGCCCTGCTGCTGCAAACTATTCCTCACACCTTCCAGATGTATATGTTGGATCTCCTAATCGTATCGAACGTTACAATCAATACAACACAATGGACAGTGATAGCGAAGTGAATGCTGCACTAGATATTCTTGCTGAATTTTGCACACAAAAGAATAAACAAAACGATACACACTTTAATATTGATTTTAAAGGAAATCCTACCAATAGCGAAATACAGGTTATTGGACAGTATTTGCAGCAGTGGTGCAAATTAAACAAGTTTGAAACACGTATGTTTAGAACTATCCGTAATGCATTTAAGTATGGTGATCAATTTTTTATTAGAGATCCTGAAACACAAAAATTGTTTCATGTTGATCCTAGTCAAGTTACAAAGATTATTGTTAATGAAAGCGAAGGCAAAAAGCCTGAACAGTATGTTGTTAAAAATTTAAACTTTGCATTTGAAGCATTAGAAGCAACACCATTAAACACTAATAACAGTTATGGTCCAGGCGGCACTAACGGTTATCAGCAAGTCAAGCAACAAGGTATGACTGGTAATAACCATACACCAAGTGGTAACACCAGTAGATTTGCACAAGAACACGACGAAACTTATGTAGATGCTAATCACGTATTGCATTTGAGCATGAGTGAAGGACTTGATCAAAACTATCCATTTGGCAACAGCCTGTTGGAATCAATTTTCAAAGTATACAAGCAAAAAGAGCTGCTTGAAGATGCGATTATTATCTATCGTGTGCAAAGAGCACCAGAGCGCAGAGTATTCTACGTTGATGTGGGCAACATGCCTTCACACCTTGCTATGCAATTTGTGGAGCGTGTCAAAACGGAAATACACCAAAGACGAATCCCATCCAAGACAGGTGGTGGCACAAATGTCATAGACAGTTCATATAATCCACTGTCAATTAACGAAGACTACTTCTTTCCACAAACTGCTGAAGGACGTGGATCAAAAGTTGAAACTCTACCAGGCGGTACTAACCTAGGAGAGATTGATGACCTTAGATACTTTACTAATAAATTGGTACGTGGCTTACGTATCCCAAGTTCGTACTTACCAACTGGAGCAGATGACGGCGCTTCACAATATAATGACGGACGTGTGGGCACTGCCTATATTCAAGAACTACGCTTCAACAAATATTGCGAACGTTTGCAATCCATGGTTGAAGAAGAATTCAATAAAGAATTCAAACTATTCTTGCAAAGCAAAGGCGCAAACGTAGACTTTAGTATGTTTGACTTGAGGCTAACACCTCCGCAGAACTTTGCAGCATATAGACAAGCAGAACTTGATAACAATCGTATTAGTACATTTACAGGTATGGCAGCTATACCATATATTTCAAATCGATTTGCACTAAAACGTTTCTTAGGACTTAGCGATGAAGAGATTGCAGAGAATGAACGTCTATGGCAAGAAGAAAATGATGAGAATCTAGTTGATTTAGTAAATGACGATATGGCAGGAGAAATGCGTGGTGCAGGATTGAGCGGTGCTGACCTTGCAGGGGACTTAGGCGGTATTGAAACTGACTTGGGCGGAGACGCAGGCGGCATTGACGGCGGCACAGGTGAAGGTGTAGACACAAATACAGAAACAGACTTAGGCGGCGGCGCACTAGGCGGCGACGAAACAGCACAAACTATATAAATACTAACATGATACTAAGAGAACTATATTACTTTAACAAAGAAACAATGGAACCAGAAGAGGACAAAACATACGATCCTCAAGCAGATACCAGTGTGTTAAAAGTTGACGACGATCGTAAAAGTCGTTTGACTCTTAAAGATATCAATCGTGCCCGCAAAGCAAGTGACGCCCACAGAGATCAAAAAGCAAAAGATCTAAATTATATCAGACAAATGTATGGATTAGCAGCACAAGCAGCACTTGGCGGAGTTTAATGGCAAACAAAATAGCGTTTGTACTGGGCAACGGTACTAGTCGCAAAGACATTGATCATCATAATTTAAAAAGATATGGAACAGTGTACGGTTGTAATGCACTGTTTAGAGAGTTTGCTCCTGACCATTTAGTATGTGTAGATACTAAAATGGTTACAGAAATCAATGATGCACAATATCAACACAAGCATAACGTGTGGAGTAATAGAAACAAACTAACAGAACGCACACCTGGTATCAAAATCATTGATCCAAACAAAGGTTGGAGTAGTGGACCTACAGCATTAATGATTGCAAGTCAACACGGACATAAAGTAATCTATATAATGGGCTTTGATTATGTTGGTATTGGTGAACAACAAGAAAAAGTAAACAACATATATGCAGGCACAAAAAATTACAAAGGGGTTAATGATAGAGCAACCTATTATGGAAATTGGCAAAGACAAACTATGATGTGTATAAATCAGTTTCCAAAGACTAAATACTATCGAATATTAAAGTCTATGAATGATTATATTCCTGATCATCTCAAAGATTTAACCAATTTATCGCATATCACAGTGGATGATTTTGCGAAAAATTTCCAATAATCAGTAAAATGGGCTGTTTTGACCCCATTTTA